TCCGTCATGAATACAAATTGTACTATTAGGAAAGATATATGATTTATCACAGACCATTGGAATATAACTTGCCATACTTGCAGCCATTCCAATTATTAAGCAATAAACAGGTGTGATACTATGTTTAATACAATCAATGAGTCCCATTCCGAAGTTTACGACTCCACCTACTGAATTTAAAATAATCCAAATAGGCTTTCTTTTATCTTCAGGAACATCTTTATCTTCCTGATTATATTTCAAAATATATAAACAGATGGACTCTAATAGATTGTTATTGATTTCATCGTTAATGATTAATCTACGATTGTCATAGTTGCTTTTGATGATATCAGCAACTAATTCATCTACTCCACTTTTCATAATTGGAAAATCAAATAATTCTTCCATATGTTTCTCCTTGTAATCCTTATATTTTTAGAAGTGATCCTTTTCGAAAAGATCAGCGAAGAGTTTACTGGTTTCTGATCGCACATCTTCTCCAAGATAGATACATCCAAATTTTTCATTTCCTTTAAATTCATTGCACATTTTAATGAGAGGATTATTAATCGTTTTACTTAACAGAGATTGTTTGTAATCACCTGCAAGATAAATTTTACTGTTCTCTCCGAGTCGTGTACCAATAAGTTTAATTTGACTTTCTGATAAATCTTCTGCTTCATCACAGAGAATAACAGTGTCATTATAAGTAGTACCTTTCATAAAGAACGGTACATTAGTATCTAACACACCAGATACTTTCAAACTCTGTAATTCAAACTCTCCGCCATTAAGAGACTGAGAGAGTGGTTCAAAGAATCTCCCAACTTTATCTTCCATGTCGCCTGGAAGGAATCCGATCTCTTTACCTTCACCAGAAACTTCTCGTACACCTAAGATTTTACTATTTCTGCCTTTCTCCTTTACATTGTATAGTGCCATTTGCATAGAAAGATAAGTTTTTCCGCTGCCGTAACCACCGAGAATAGCAGCGATAGTAATATCTGGGTTATTCAAGATATCTAATGCACAACGTTGTAAAGAGTTTTTTGCTTTAATAAATTTGGAAGATGGCAGTTTTAGTGCCACAAACCCCTGACCATCATAGCGCATTTCTTTAGTAGTGCCATCGTCAGTATTTTCAATAATGAGATACTCATTGGTGTACCAAGTTGAATAATCTAGTTCAGCCATAGCCTGATTGATAGCATTAGTATCACCTTTAATTACTTTATATCCTTTATATATCTCGTTAGTAGGCTCTACGATTCCGTACACTGGCAGGTTAAAGACTTTCCTTGCAATATTTTTGCAGCACAAATCATCTGAAATGAATTCAATATCCTGAACTTTAGATAGAGTATAAGCACTAAAAACAATCCTGTTGTCTGGTCTAACTGGATCCAATTCGAAATTTAACAATTGTTTTTCCATTTCAAAATTGTAATTTACTATGGAATACCGATCATGATTCTGATCTAAAAGACGAGCTATATGTCTAGCTTTGTATTTGATATCCTCATCTTTTCGAGAGGATGTTTTGATATTTTCGATTTCTCTAAGAGTTTCATCAGAGATGAAGAATCTTTCTTTGAATGCTGCCTCCTGGAGATTCAGGAGAGCATTGGTATCATAAAATTTAGTAATAGTTAGGCACTCCTTTACAGTGATTTTGCTTTATCAGCATAGTAGTCCTCAATATATCTGTTGTTGCCTGAGGTCTTATAATATCCTACATGATATCCTTTTTTGTTAATGTAACCTTTGTGCGTGTTTCTAATGATACCTTTGTCCATTAGTTTTTCAATTTCTTTCTTAGAAATCGGTTTAATAATAATCAACTCTTTCTATAATTTATTTTTTATTAAATAGATGTTCGTAGATTTCCATACCCCTGTCATTCAGCATCCTGTAGTAAGGTTCCTGAGAAGACTCCCCATTTCTTCTCACAGTCACTCCGGAACAGACTGCGTTGTCACAGCGGAGGATATTTACTCCATCTACTTTTTTCAATGTTTTTCCACAGACAGGACATTTTCCTAAAAATTTCTGTCTGGCAAAATAAAGTCTATTGTTGTTTTTCATCCTTATACCTTCCCTTTCATATATACTCAATCAACGAAATCTCGCAAACGCGCCTGTAGAGCGCATTTGCGGAGACATTGGTTTAGTTTGATAGCGTTACATATGCCTTTTTTCTCTATGTTTAGCAACTCTTTGACGAGTTTTTTCTAAGTCAATAATATTTTGACATTCGGAACAAAGTACAGAACGATTATTTTTAGATACTGCAATAAATTCTTTACCGCAACAATCACACGTAATAAGTTTTGTTTCATCCTTGGCACTTTTATTCTGGCAATCGGTGCAATAAGGTGAACCGCCTTTAGAATATTTCACTTTATACGGCTTCCCGCAGCGTTTACACAGTTTTATCTTAGACTTCGGACCTAAGTTCTGATACTGATAGCCCAACTCACGCATATCTGTAATTTTAAGCACCGGATCAGACTCATTATCAACAAATGTGATTCTTATATTGAAGCGAGTTATCTTTTTACTCACTTCAACCAACCCCAATTCCTTTAAGTCATAAATTATGTACGGACGATCATCTACTTTACAAGTTACTCTGGCAAGGTTGAAATATACGTCCATAGAATAATTGATCCAGTTATTATTGGTTTCTGATTTTAGATTGTTAAACTTGGCAATGACTAAAAGAGTGAATGCAAGTCTTTCCCTGGCAGGATTCTTGATTTCCTTGATGGTATCTAACTCTTTCTGCGTAATAGGTATATAATCAATGTTCAACAGATCTCTCTTCTTAGCTTTACCAATACATTTGTCTATAAATGAGTACCAGTTATTGATATCAAAATCAGAATCTACTTTGGAAGCAAATTCTTCTATACCATTATAAATTTCTTTCTGAGTATACTTTTCCTGATACATATATCTAGTTAGAAGAGCTATGTTTGCTCCTAAATCTTTAGGGCTACAATCACCGAGTTCTAACATTTTTTCTATATATTGTTTTTCGTTGAGTATTAAATCCATTATTCTTCGCCTTTCATTTTTACTTTTTTCATTGAGAAGTGTTCGCCGCAAAACTCTATATCACCGTCTGGATCCTTTACAGGAAACTGCGCATAACCATCTGTTCGAGAAAGAAGGTTATCAATAATAGTATCTCCGGACATCTCCCAGACGAAAGTTTTACCCTTTTTTGTGTTATATCCCAAATCAACCAGAATGTTACAAAGCTTTTCTGCGTCTGGAACATATTCTGCACACTCTGATTCAAAAGTCATTCCAATAGGAGTTAAAGAAGTATCTTCATACACAGAGCTATGGCGGCTCATTCTGTTTGCATAAGTTTTGTTATATTTATCATAGATACGTTTTATAAAAGCCTTATCCTTATTTGTGTAGGTGACATCTGACTTCAGAATAGAACTGTCAAACGGTACCTTACTTTCTTTTACATCAGCCAGTGTTTTCTCAATTTCCCAACAGAGTTCATTGACTACACAGGTTTCTGCATTGACTGGATAGAATTCTTTATAGAATTTAAGAAACTCTGCCTGTTCTTCAGTCAACTCTTGTGATGACAGCAGCTCTTCCAGCGGAATATTAAATCTGGACCTGCTCACGGCATCTGATGTTTTGATGTAGTCTTTGTATTCTTTCATAAGAGTAGGGTAGTTGTAGATGAAGAAGTACGGCTTCTTATCTGCACAAATTCTCTGATTGAATTCCTTCTTAGATATTTCTTCTGGTGTATCTGTTTCTTCTATACGGTTGTAGCTATTGTCATACCAATGTTTTGGCATAGGTTTAGCGATGATTCCTTTAGCTTTATCAATAGAGTTCTGTTGGAACAGCTGCCCACACAATATCCTGTAGTCTAAGACTTTATATTCCTCACTGTCTTTCGGGAACCTTGCCTGTAAGCATATCTGTGAAGTGATAACATTAGTAATAGGACCAATCGCATCACCGAAAGAACCTTTATTAGCTTGTATCATATCTGTCTCAGTCGGAACTACCTTGTTTCCTTTACGTTGGATGCAATAGATTGGCGGTAGGTTTTCTGTATGTTTTAATAAGATAGTATTGTTAGTAGTAAACATTAAGTCTCCCGACTTAACACCTTATGTTTCCATAAGGACTAGACTATATCTTCATCTGTAGCTCTATCACCAAGATACAGATGCTCGGCACTTCCCCTGCGAGGATTCCACTCACAAGGTACTCTACTTGCTTCTTTACTTAAGTATTTCTCTTAAGCTATGCTTTCGATAGTCGTTGAACTTTTCTCATTATTGAGACTTAGCACAGTATTGTCTTTGGAAAAATAGTATGTGTGTTTATATATGTTACCTGTTTCTATATAATATGGGATTCTTCCTGCTAGACCTGCCGGAGATGAAGAAGAGTGCAGTTGTTTCAACACATATTCTGCGCATAACTGCATGTATGGAAAAGTTGCTATTACATTTTTGTCTTTATCTAACAAACATACTGGAATAGCTCTTCCATTCTGTCCTCCGGGACGAGATTGTTTTTCTTTTGAATATGCAGGATCAGCTTTGTACTTCTGACTGAGTGTGGTGTTTCCGTAGTTGGGATTTTTCTTGCCACTATAATCTAACGTCTGCGAAGCATGTCTGCCAGCAGCGAGAGTATAGTCAATATTTTCTTTATGTGAACACCATTCTAAGTTATCTACACTGTTGTTTGTGCGATTGTAATCTTTATGATTTACTTCCGGTAAATTTAAAGGATTAGGGATAAATGCTTTTGCTACTAATCTATGAACACTGGCAACTGTTCTGTTTCCTGTTTTACCGACAGTAATACACATGTACCCATCTGAATTCATACGTTGTTTTATTTCCTGATGATATTTCGCTCTACCACGATTATGAGTACTAAATATTTTTCCATCTTCACGAACTATGTAATCAATACCTTTTACATTTAAAATTCTTTCTTCTATTGTTCTCACCTTCTTTTTTATAATCTATTTTTCCAATAAGAGTTCCACTGTTAGCCCGGTACTTCCGGACACCTTACATTTGTAAGTTCACCGAGTTTTACATATACATCGCTGTATAAGGTGACAGAGTTTTATCACAATCAGCTCCATTAAGAGCTTCCTTAGTACTATCCCATGAGTTTAACAACATACATGTGTTTATATATCTATACCAATAAGTCATATCAGGAGTCCCTACTATCTTAAGCTTACGTACATTGTATTTGCTTGTCATAGGTGCTCTGAAGCAGCAGACCTCGCTGACTTCTCGATCAAGCCAATGTTTATGCCAGCATTCCCCAGCATGGAGTAATCCTGTGACCGGTAAACCAAAGATACTCTGCATCAAGCTATACGGATCCCCTCCGATGATGGCAAAGTTACCCCTTACTTTAAGAACCCCTATCTTAGCCTGTCTGATTTTTTTCTTTATCATATTGTAAATTCTGTCTCTGATGTAAGGATCATGAATCATCTGTGGCTCAATCATGAGAGCGTTGATATATGGCTCTTCATCAATATAGGAATCTTCTGTAAGATTTGTTCCTCTCAGAAATAGGAGTGACTTCCTGTAGTCTAATCCAAGGATTTCTTGAATTTCTTCTACTGTGGGACGGACCAATTCAGTTACTTCTTCCGGTGTAAGGTGGTAATTCTGCAAGAACTGGTAATTTGTGCTTCTGTACTCATCAAGTCTTGCAGGAGCAGTCTTGGCTATAGATATCTGATAATGATATTTTTTTACATTGGACCAGTAATCTTCGAAAGAAGAGTAGGAATCCCATAATTTAAGCATAGAAGTAGTAATAATCAGTTCAGACTCTCTGATATCTCTCATATCTCCCCAGGCATCTTTTATATAGAAGTTTTTCGCTATAGATTCCCCAAAAGCTAAGTAATCCATTGTGAAAACCATGCCCTTTGTCCATGGAAGTCCTCTGAGATTACAGCCAGATAAAAAATCTTCTTCTTCGTCAAGCTCTCTTGCCCAACGGTAAGAGAGTGATGGAAGCATGATTCCGTAACCGTCTGATTCCGTAAGCTCTATTTCTTGATCCTTGAGGAACTCTACTATTGGTTCATCAGACTGAGAGTCATCTACACGAATAATGTCTTCTGTGAAATGAGTAATGCAGTCAGGAACGACTATGATCCCTTTTGGCATACTTACTGGAATACTACCGGAACAGATCAGTGCCTGGTACGCTTCAAGTTTAGCTGGCACAAATTTTTGTTCTAGGTTCCTGCCGCAACAGAGACGCTCATAGAGCTGGGGATATAGCCTTTCAGAGACATAAACAATAGTAGAATTCTTTATGCCCCCGTTAGTGCCTAGGAGTCTGTGATATTTTATTCCATTGATAGAAAAGCCTTTATTGGCTCTGTTATAATCAGACATTTTATCAATGATCAGACACATGTAATCTGGAACAAATTGAAGATTATAGAATCTTTTATAGAGATTTGCTATGAGAGTATCTTTCTTAGAAGAATCAGATTTTTTGAGACGCTTGATTTCTTTCTTTATATAAGAAGCTTCTTCTTCTCTGGCTTCACTGGTGTCTCCGTTGAGTTCATCAATGAATCTGAGAATCTGGCTATCAGACAGAGAAATAATGTCTTCTGTGTTTAGAGCTTCCTCTAATGGATATTCTAGCTTCCAGCGTGATCTGCGAAGACGTTCACTGTGGAGCTTGAATAAGTATCTTTTACATTTTTTCTGCTTTGCTATTGTAATCATTCCTTTCTTTGGTAGCGAGCTATGAGGGTCTTACTTTCTTTCTCTCACTCGCTTCGCTCATTCGTTCAATCAGTTCGAGTTGGATTTATTACACCTGTAAAAAACAACAATTATTATTTATATAAAAAATAATTACTATATTTTTTTGGTGTAACAAAAAACAATCAACGTCTGAACGCAAAATTTTTTCAGAAGCAGCTGCTTTAGGCGAGGCGCTTAACCGCCGAGTGTAGAAAGTAGCGCTGAAAAAACTTTCATGTGTTCAGACCTCAGGCTTCGCCTTTCGCTCTATTGCAACCTGACAGCGGTGTCAATTATTGAATTCATTCTCTTATTATTCAGTGCATCACATTTGGAACTTGCATCTTTCAACTTTTGTATTATTAAATTGTTTAGAGCATGAGGATCTGATAATGGAAGAGTATTAAACTGCTTAATCTCAGTAAATACGTAACATTTTGTATATCTTTTTACTCCTAGCGGCTCCAATTTTTTAAGAATAAAATCAGTGTATTCTTTTGCTTTGGAACTATGTAAGATAGACCATTCATCTTTATATGAAGTTTGTGCCAAAGCTTGAGCTTTTACATCTTCCATGTAGTCTATTGGAATGTCTACTGGTTTGTGTCCTTCTTTGAATGTATAGGCATAGTCCATATGATATGAAATACAACCTTTCTCTTCAAATTTCCTCAAATTTATATATAATATTTGTGCAATGATACAATTTATTTTTTTATGAAAATATCTATAAGAAGAAAGAGAGAGTTCTGTTGCATTCACACAATCTAAAAAATATTTTGGTCTCGTGAATCTGTCACTCGTAAACCCTAAGAGTTCATAAAGGTCTGTTACGGAATATTTCTTATTGAGTTCCAGATGCTGTAAGTTTGCATAGATTGCTGAGTTATATTTTCCATGTGGACAATACTCTTTTTGTTTACGTTTAGGTTTAGTCTTAGGTTCTTTATATATTTCGTCAATGATCAATTTGTGGGTACCTGTAATTTTTTTCCATGAGAAATATAATTTGAATTTTTCCTGCTGTAGAACATAGCCTTTTCCGGCAGGCATCTTCTGACCAGTAAGAGCTACTGACAGTTCCTGCATATTTTTAAATTCTTGGCCTGGTAAAATTTTTGTGGTGTCAATCAACTTTCTTACCCCCTATATAATGGTTTTATTTGAGTATATGGATCAAATTTCTTTTGTAAGAGGCTCACTGTAAAGTTGTAAGCCTCTCACTGTAGAATCAAAATTTACTTGCATATTTCATAATACTGAGCAGACAGCTTTTCGATGTCTGGACCGAAGATTACACATGCTATTTCAGCTAGATCATTGAACATACCAATGTGCTCTATGTAATCTAAACGGTTCTGTAGCTTAGGCTTATGTGTCTCATTGTAATGTTCAAGCTGTACTTTAGTATTCATATGAAACTTGTTGTCGAATTCTCTGTAGAGGAATGGCCAACGTGTATGAGGACTTCCTCCGAAACGTACAATTCTATTGAGGATCTGACGTTTATCTGCTAATGGAATGTCTGATGTAAGATTACGAATGATGTCTTCCTGATGTGAAATAGTGTGATTCTGCTGCTGAATTGTATTGTTCTGTTGCTGGATAGTATCAAGAGTAGTTTTAAAAAGAAGTCGAGTGTTCTGATCCGCAAATGGAAGATAGGTGTCTAGGAAAAGATCGGACTGTGATGGGTTAACGTAGCCCCCTGTCTTACGGATGGATGGGAGCACTTCTGAAGTAACCCAGTGTTTGAAGTCTTTCGCTGATGGAAGTTTGCTACTGAGGATGAGAGAGTAGAGACCGGATTCGTTGATAATGGTCATTTGCTGTGTTCCGGAAGGTGTTGCCATTTTAGCAACACCTCTATCTTCATTCTCAATCTTCTTTGAAATTGCACTTCTAGGATCAGAATAACCTAGAGCTTCTGCTACATCTTTACCTACAAACCACACTTCGTTATCAATTTCTACTGTTCTGACAGTGCCAAATTGTGGGTGAGTGAACACTGTTGGGGGTTCTGATACTGATTTTTCTTCTGTAAAAGTAGCAATATTATTATTTACAAACCAGTTTACTGGCTTCTTGTCAGGTGCCAACTGTTCGAATCCAGAGAAATTGATAATAATATGTTTATGGCCATCTAGGATGATATGATCTATATTTTCCGGTGAAACATGGTATTTTATAGCTTTCCATGTGTCTTTGTATCCACAAATGGCTGCTACATCTTTGCCTACGAACCATGTGGTTCCTTCAATGATAGAGTATCTGAGAGGGATTGAAATTGAATCATTAGTGTGGTATAGTAATGTGTGGGTATTAGTAAAAGTCTTCATATAAAACGCTCCTTATGATTTATAAACTTGTTTACAGGTTAAAGCTTCAAGCTCATCATAGTCATACTCAGTTAAGTGGGAATCTGTAGTATTGATCAGGAATTCGTTGGGTTCGAAAGATGAGAGAAGTGAGTCTAAGAGTAGAAGAGTGTTTTGTACACCTAGATTGTAGCCTTTTACTGCATCTGGAGGTGCAGTAGATAAAATAGCTGATCTGTGGGAATCTAGCTGTTTCTGAAGTTCTTGGGTAAGATTGATACCTAAAAAAGTAATGTCGTTCATATGTGCCTCCTGTGATTTCTATCCCATTCGGGATAAGTGTATTATAGCACTGACCATGAAAAATGTCAACAGAATTTTACAAACTTGTTTAGAAAAATAAAAACAGGTGAATCAGGAAAACATATATAATAAGGAAGAAACTCTGATCTGAAAATCGAGTGAGAGAGATGTGATGATCGGAGAATCTGGGAACATGGATCCGAAATCTGAACTTGGTGTCAAAAAAGCTCTGCATCCCCTGGAAACACTGCATTTTTGCGGCTCTCAGGGCATAAGTACCCCCGGTTTAAAACGTGCGAAAATGCTTATTTTCAAACCTTTAGTGGGCAAATATGAACAATTTGGACTGATTTTGGTTGTTCCTGACTGAAGTAGTAGGAATGCTAGGATTTACACAATAGTAAGATGTATCGTTTTACAGATGCCCTGTTTTCAAGGCTTTAAAGTGCTAAAGTGGATAGCCCTAGTATACTTTAATAAATCAGTGTGTAGCATTCGTACCGTAGCAAAATTTTATAGTATTGAAATTTTACAATTGAAAAATTTTACAGTGATAACACTACAGAATTTTACAGTACTAAAGTAATCAGAGTATTCAGTCAATATAACGAATTGTATTGAATTGTGTCTGTTTTCTCTGCTCGAGCCATAGTGTTTTTAAGATTGTGAATACAATTTTGCTTTAAAATTCAATGTTTCAGACAATTGTTTTCTTATGCACTGAATTATCTAATAATTTTTACTAGAAGTTTAATTGTATATACAACTCAACAAATTGAATAGAAAAGAGGCTATGATTTATGTCAAATTATGAATATAACAAGAAATATGTAAAAGAGTGGGATAAAAAGAACTTAAAACGTATAGGTGTCGCATTGCGTATTGACGAATACGAAAAACTCAAACAATATTGCGATTCTAACAATATTGCAGTAGCAACTTTCATTAAATCACGTATTGCAGATATAATTGATTAAACTTTACTAATTAACACTCTATTCTGAATATTTAAACTATTCTAAATATTTAATCTATTCTGAATATTCCAACAACTATGTATTACACTCTGTATGCAATCTGTCTGATCTTGACGACCTTTATTTTTCGCTTTAATAGGAAGTAATTTTTCACGAAAAAACTTTTTTTCATGCAATTTTTCCAGTGTTTATGCGGGTTTGCGGGCTTTTGTAAACGTGTAAATAAAAATATTTTCAAAAAAAGTATTGACAACCTACTGTGACAGTAGTATGATAAGCGTGTCGATAAGGAAAGGCGGTTGACAAGTTCAAACAGTGGTTCTGGAATCCACAGAAAAATTCCTAAAGTAGCAAATAAAACTTTTTCAAAAAAGTTTTAAAAAGTACTTGACACAACCAAACAGTTGTGGTAAAGTACAATCATCAACAAGAGCACAACTTGTTGAGTAACAAAAAAGCCCTTGCGCTAACAAGGGCAGAGATAACTGAATAGGAGGTGATTACATGAACCTTAAAGGTTTTGACGTTCCAGATGGGTTCATGGGATGGGTGGACTCTATCCAGCGGTATATGCTTTTTGCTTCATACCGTGACTATAGAGAATACCTTGAGCCATAGGGGGCTTTTGCCCCCTAAACCCTAAACAGTTATTGTAACTATTATACCATATTGCCTTGCATGATGCAAGAGTACGTTCCTTGAAATCATATATAGTTAGTGCGTCTACACCTTGATGGGTAGCTTGCCACGTCCAAACTTTCACCTTGATGGGATTGTCTGGAATCTCTAGTAATAGAGCGCAAGAGTGCTGTCTATATTACATATGCTTATTAACAGTCTACGGACTAACTATATATTTTTTTAAGTGATAAACAATAAAATAAATCCACAGGAGGAAATTATTATGTCAAACAAAACTTTTAAAATTACAATCACAGGAAAGAATGAGAAAGAGTTATTTGCACCAAAACAGGTTGTCAATGTACAGCGGTTTGGTGAAGATGTACAGTTAGAATACGACAGACAGCACTATTTACAGTTGTCTGATAAATATTCTAAAGCTGTTGCATCAAGAACAAAAGCCCTTGAAAAGGGTGAAGTATCTAAGGCTAAAAAAGCTGACCTTGACGCTAAAGTTGAGTCTGCTAAAGAAGCACTTGACACTTTCAAATCAGAGCTTGTTGAAAGATATTCAGAGGACAGTTTCTGCCCTAAGCCTACTAGCAATCGCATTGCTTCCGTCTATGTATGGGCTTACTTCCAGACAGGCGGTACATTCACACTGACAGGCTTTCATTCACTCTATGTCAATGCTAAAGACTATCAGGCTACTTACAATGACGTTGAGTCATTCGACGCTGATAGACAGCGTGATTTCAAATATGTGAAAGAACTCTGTAAAGACATCATGTCACCAGTATTCAATACTGCCAATGACGGTACAGATGATTCCATGTATAAAAACTTCACATTAGGTGCTACACCAGCATGGGTTGCTAACAACTTGTGTGCATTCATCTGGGGTAAATTACAGGCAGGCTCTAAGGGCTTAAAGCGTAACTATGGTAAAGAAGTCGAAGCATCCAGACAGCTGATTCTGTCTTATCTTGAATACTTAGGTATTCCAGTAGATGACGCTATCAAAGTATCAGCAGAGGAATCTATGGAGACTCGTATGGCTTAATCGTACTGATATGCTCTGCCTATGACTTCGGTCGTAGGTAGTCATATCAATATGATAGGAGGAATTAACTATGAAACCATGTTCACAGGTCAGAGGTTTTGGCACTAACTTTCACAACTATGTGTTACCTCTTTACAGCCTTTTTGGTAATGTCAATGGCACACTTTACGTGTGTATTAGACCACATTACAGAGTGTCACGGCTCAAAGTCTGGAATGGCTACAGATGGGTAGACACCACTACTAAAGACCATCCAGATATTAGACATTTCATTATAGCTTTCATGAACTCTGCTGATTTTATCAGTGAAGAACCTGTAAAATGTCGTAGAGATACTAGAGCTATAGCTTCCATGCTTCCACGTGAGAAGAAGCATCCACAACCTATGTATGGCTCAAAAAGCGGCTGTTACTCACAGGCACGAGTTGACGGTCAGGGCTATAACATCTCATGGGAAGAAGATTCCAAACCTGTATTCGGTCATGGTTTACCTGTCAAGTATTCCGAAGGTCACAGATTACCGCCGGTGGGCTTTAATAGCTTCGAAGGTTACACCGACACGCCAGAAGCACGTCGTAGAGATGGCATGAAGATTAAACAGATTAAGTGCAGACCGGGCAAGGTCTATGTTGTTGAAACACAAGCAAAAAAATAATATGAGTTATGCCTCTCTAAAAGGCAGGAGGAAAATACTATGAAAACAACAATGGAAATATACCCAGGAAATCGTGTAGAAAAGTTGTCAAAGAAGCAGCGAAGAATTAAGAAATCTATTTCTACCTATGCAAGAAAGCTTCATGCAAGTGAAGTGAAAATTGTGTTCTACTGGAACGAATACATAGGCTATTATGCCTATGCTTGGGCAAAGTGCTCAGATGGAACAATGCAAATTAGCTGTGCAAGTTTGCACAATTACAAAGTTCAATAAATAGGAGGAAAATATGATTAATTTAGAAAAGAAAACAAGGGAAATTGGAACTGTCAATTTTGTTGCATTCAGCAACAACGTAGTAGTAGTGAACACAACTCCACATCCTGTAACAATACAGGACATGGATGGCACACTAATCACCGTGCCTACTTCTGTGCTGATCAATGCCAAGGCAGAAGAGCGAAAAGTTTCTGATCTGTTTGTCCGGACAGAGTTCGTAGGAACAGAAGAAGGTAAAGAAACAATAGAGAGAATCAAGTCTGTCTACAACAGACAGTTCTCCAATGGAACCCTTGTGATTGTCGGTAGTATTATAGCTGCACAGGCATACCCTGGAGAAGTAGCAGCTATGACACCTGTAGAAGGATTTGAGCGTGTAGCACCAGACCAGAAGAGAATGCGTTGTGACAAGTTCACAACTTTCGCATAAGGAGGGTAATCATGCAGAATTATAAAACCAGAATCGCACAAGCAAAATCAAGTTTCGAACTTTCCTGTATCTGGGAAGAAGTTCGCAACGCATATTGGCACAAAAAGACAATCAGCAAAGAAATGTATGAGAAACGTTCTGCTGAAATTGCAGCTAGGAGGAAATCATTATGAACAAGGCAGACAAAGTAAAACAAAAATTAATCAAGGAAGTAGTAATTCCTTCATTATTAGGAGTGTTAATAGCACTCCTTTTTTTATTGGCTGTAGTAAAACCTACAGGAGCTACAGAAGACAGTACCCGTCCAATGACAGGCACTGTCTATTTTGTTTCAGGGAGAAGTGTCTCAATAGTTTCTCCTGATAAGCGCACTTGGAGTTACAAAGGAAAAGGCTTCACAGTAGGTGACACAGTATCTTGTGTTGTGTCTAATAATGGCACATCCAAAACAGTAGATGATTATATCAAATCGGCTGTTGTGAGCGAAGGACAACCAATAGAAATAGAAGCAGCTGAAGAAGGGGCTTTAGCCCACTTCGCAAGCGAAACATGGTATTTAGAAAGAAGGTATTAATATGAACTTAGAAGTATTATATAAACAGTTCTCTGGCAATGATTCATTCAAAACACCAGAGGACAGAAAGTCAGTGTATCTTGAGTCATTAGAGAAAATGTATCCAGGAATTCTTTGTTCCATTGGTCAGTGTATGGAAGTGAAATTAACAGGTGAACCTTATGAAGATGAAGGATTCTACACAACAGAAATGAGAAAATCAGATTATCCATGGTGGATAGTGACTACTTCTGTCGGAGACGAAGGAGCAATAACTTTATTCTATCCAGGAGCAATGGAACGCTTGGCAATGGTACTAGGCGAAAGTTACTATGTAGGATGTGCTGGAGATGATCGAGCAATATTAATCGGTGAAAGTTTTATGTCTTTGGAAAGATTCCAAAATCTCTGTCAGAGAAAATATCAAGGCAAAGGATATTTTTACAATGCTGAAACAGGAATCTTTTCACTTGCACAAGGGAACTAGATAATTTATAATCTCTGTAGGAGGTATAAACCTATGCAGAGAATTATTAATCCAGCCTTAGCCAAGGCAAACATGAGCAAAACGGAACTTGGTGCTCGTTTGGGAGTAACTCAACAGAATATATCTAAAAGAATCCAGAGAGGCAAATTCACTCTTGATGAACTTCAAGAAATAGCTCGTTGTATGGGAGCAGAATTTAACTGTTCCTTTGATTTCCCAGATGGAACTAAAATAGGGACAAAAGGAGAGTGATATATGTATTACGTTAGTATATTACATAGAGTACCGTATACTACTGTAGAATACACAACGGAAACTTACTTTATAGATGAAGTAGCAGCGGACAATTGGATTGATAAAATTTTTATGCCGCATGAATTTCATCCAGACTTGTGTACTATAGTAGACAGAGGACCAGCCTCATGGTCTAAAATAGGAGTGCTTTGCGCAGACTAAGACATCTCGAAAGAGGTGTCTTTTTTATTGGAGAAAAGAAATGGCAGTATCAGAAGCTCAGAAGAGAGCAAGTAAAAAATATTTCGATAATAACTACAGACAAGTGAAACTGTCAATGCCTATTAAAGAAGCGGAAGCTCTTGAAGCATATTGCGAAGAACATGGATATTCCAAAGCAGGACTCATCCGGGCATTGATTAGAGAAAAATTGGAGGAATCATCATGACAATTAAATATACAACCGTTCGACTGCAACGGAAAGAGGCTCTTTTGGGTTACACAGTACCTAAAGGAGCCTTATTTATTAGAGGCAACGGTCTCCAGTTTATCTGCACAGAGAGACCTAAAGATCCTATGAATATTTCTGTGTTAATGTTTCAGAATGGAAACTGGCACAGAATTTCAGTGTCTGTTATGTATAGCTATCTTGCAAGAGAGATAGTGAATTTTATCTAAAGGAGGAGTTCTGCTATGAATAATGTCTACACTATTCAAGAGATTATGACTTTGAAATTCTGTGAGTTGTCCAATGTAGTGTATGAAGCTATCTTAGCAGAACTCACAAGGCAATATGAAGATATGATTGATAGACTGTTGCCTATCTTTGATAAGGCACCTGTATATCAGTTAGACCAATATGTAGATATCTATAAATTTATTATTGTTATATAGAAAGGAAAATCATTATGAAGAAATTATTATTTATCTTAGTAGCATTATTAGCAGTAGCAACACCTGTAACAGCAGCAGATTTCACAGATGGTACAGAAAGCGAAATCCTAGACATTCCTGGATTACAGACAATGGATGGTTATTATCCTCTGACAGGAATTGTAACAGAAGTAGAGTCTGTTGACTCAGAAACAGATCTGATTACTATTACATGTGCCAATGGAAACATGTTCTCTTGGTATTCAGATGCTAGTGACTGTTGGGAACTCTATGACCTTGCATCCTGTATTATGGATGCAAATGATACCAAGTATGTCTATGATGACGAAGTTGTGTTAGCTCATTATGCAGGTGGACTTAAACATTTCGTACAGTATACAAGGGAGGACTAATTATGAAATATAAACTTAGAATCTATTTCAAAACAGGTTTCAACAAAGGGAACCTAAGAAAAGAAGAGTTCTTTCCTACAAAGGAACTGATGCAGGAAAGATATGAGGAACTGTTTAATTCTAAAGACTATGCTCTTAATCCTACAACATGGGAATTGATAGGAGATGAGTGGCTAAGAATTTTTTAAGTAGAAAATAAAATATACTGCATAAGCAGTATATTTAAGCATCTTGAATTACTCAAAAAGGGGTAGCATGAAACCTAGGGCTACCCGTTTTCCTCCAAGATGTTTAACTATGCTACTTAGAAAGGGAACAATATGTTAAAGAAGGTAACCAGAAGAGAAGCACAGAAAGCACTCATTGCAGGAAATCCTGTATATTTGCTTCCTAATAGAATGCAAGTGGATTCACCTTGGGCACATCCGTTCAGAGTGAAAACTCCTATGTCAGAAGAGAAATTTAATCGTCTGATAATGAAGTACGAGCATGCCTGTTGTACTGTAGATACAGGAACTGGAAGTTTCTGTTATATAGATGCTTGACAAGAGAACGGATGTTTGCTATTATAAACACGTAAATAAAATCGGAAAGGAGAATAACGGTGAGACATATTTATGTAAAGACACCTAATGGTTTAGGTAAATTAAATTTTTATGACGGATCATTATGGCTCTCTCACTACATAGTAGACCATTATAAACATGATCCAAAGTTTTACTCTGGATACTATGAAGGAAGATATATAACTAACGCATCATGCTATAGCAAAAGAGATATCAAATACCTCAGGAAGAGACCGCTGATTGATCTGATCACCAAGAGAAAGGAATGACTATGCAGAACATATATGTATATAATCGTAAAGATAAAATAGGAAAGCTGATATGGTATAGGGGTATAGTCTTTTACCCTTATGTAGTCACTCATAGTCATTCCTACAATAGAATGTTTTTATATAGTGGCTCAATTGATGATAGAATTGTTGTAGACTGTACGGTTTACAGAAAAGATGAAATCAAGTTCTTACATAAGAAACCATTGAGGCATTTTATAGAAAAGAGGCAAGGCAAATGATAGTATACAAAATAAATGTCCTGCAAGAGTTGAAGCACAAAGGATATTCAACTTATGTCTTGCGGAGAGATAGAATCATGGGAGAAGCTCAGATACAAAAGATTCGGCAGGGTGAACTTGCTAGTAAAGAAACTCTCAATACAATCTGTCGATTATTGCAGATACAGCCCGGAGACTTGCTTGAATATGTGGAGGAGATATAGATGTTAGGAGAATACATTAAAGACCCATTTTATGGGTTAGGCAAAGTTATAAAATTCAGACCTGGCAATGAACTTGTGTACTTTTTCAAAGCAAATGATAGCCTACATGATGGTGCAATAGAGCCAGGTTCCTGTCCAGACAACCATGGTTGGTGGTTTGGTTCTGACGACATTAAAAGAATGAAGTACCTTCCTCCGCTAGCATCATTAATAGAGAGGAGGCAACATGGTTGATTTAAGGAAGAAGCTCCGGTCTGGAATGATAGCTGTCACACCAGCAGGAAGCTATCTTGTTCTTACCGATTGCGAGACGGCGAATTATGGCAGTCAAGATTTTTGTATTATTGGACCTGATGGTTTTATGATAGGCAGTAATTACGATGAAAATTTGAGCACTATTCTTGGCATTTGCTCTATAAAAGCTCTATATAGGTCAACTGTAAATGGACTTACTTATGAAATGAAATACAAAGATAAAGATTTAATTTGGACAAGGGATCCAAAAAATCTTAAAGAATTAATTATATCAAGGAGGTTTTCAAAATGAAGACAGCAAAGGAAAGACTCTACAGAGTTGATTATGCCGAGGAAAAACTCGGTGACACAGTAACTAAGGAGATGATGAATACCAGTGAGTATGAAAAAGGCTACGGAATCATTCAAGCCCTTGAATCATGTGAAACAAAGGGAGAGCTTGATGTTTTAGATGAAGTTCTGACTGCTTTATGTGGTCATGGTATTGAATACCTTGTTAATTTAATAGAGTGCAATTATTAAACAATGAAATAAAATTAGAGCTGTGAAAACAGCTCTTTTTTATTATATAAAAAAGAAAAGAGGAAAACAAAATGGAAAACATCGTTTACAACACAGTTATGAGCAACTTATTAATCTCTGGTACAAAGGCATGTGCAGTAATTCCAAGGGAATTGATGTCTGTCGATCCAGCTTACCAGCGGCTGGAAACACGAAATCATAGAAAAATTAAAGCAATGCATGACAATTTTGATCATATGATTATGGATGCATTATTAGTGGTGCCACATCCAGAAGAGTGCACTTTTTCTATTGTAGACGGTTATGGTCGTTTTATTGCATCAGAAGGTATTTTAGATAAGCTCGAATGTGTTGTTATTACTTCAGCCCCATCTGATCCAGATGAGAGAAGACATTTCGAAGCAAGTATCTTTACAAGACAGAGCTTGTATACTGAAAAAGTTACTCCGCTGCAGATGCATAAGGCAAATCTTATCTTAGGTGAACCGAATGCTGTAGCGTTGCAGGAAGTGGTTGATGAATATAATTTAAGCATTGCAGAAGACAAAGGGGTAAGAAAACCAGGAACTATTGGTAGTTACACATCCGCTTACAGGATAATTAAAGCAAAAGGTAAGATAGCTTATGAAAGTATTATATCTACTTGTTGTAAAGCTGGTTATAACTTATCAGGAGATGGATTATGTGACAAGATAATTAGGAACTTATATAAAATTTATTGCTTCTACGGAGATATTGGATTAGTAAAAGTATTGCCTATTATGAGAGGAACTGAGCCAAGTACACTTAAAGCAAAAGGAATAGCTGCTTATCCAGAAAGAGTTGAATTAAGTCTTGCTCTCTACCTGCAGGACTATCTTGTATCTCTTGGTGAACCAAAACAGTTTAACGAGAAAGGAAAGAAAATTTCTTAAACAAGTTTGTAAAAAAGTATTGACAAGTTTTACAAACTGGTTTATAATGCAGTTACAGTTAAGAAAGGAGAAAACAAATGGCAACACTTATTAGTTTATATAAAGATAACAGAATTACTTCATCAGAGATAGAATCTAAGGATATTGATATTGTCCTTGGATTCCTCTTCAAGAACTATGTCCAAGGGGAAGACATTACAGAAAACTTTGACTCAAAGTTTCTCTACATTGAGGACAGCAAGTTTAAAATGAAACCTCTAAACAAGAAAATAAAAAAGTTTATGCAAGAAAAAGAGGATTCTGTAGAGGTTCTGATTCAGTTTGAGGAGCTCGCTAAGAGCTACGAAGCAGCTTATATCTTTGACCAGTATGAGGTATTCAAGTTTGAAAACGGTGACTATAAAGATCTGGATGAGAGAGATTATAAACTCTCCATCTGTAAGCACTGCGGAAAGATTATTTCCGGATCTTTAGTCAATGATTATTGTCCAGAATGCTTCGTAACCTATGGAGTACAGGAAGTGTTTGAACAGATTCAGTCAGATGACAAAGAGCTGTATACAGAGTACGAGACAGTATCAAAAGTAATGAATACTGTTGAAGCATTCTACGAAAAAATCAAAGACAAGGGAACTTTAGCTGTACAGAGAGCAAGAGAAATCTCTGAACAGTACTTAGGAAAAGAGCAGATTCCTGAGGATCTCTATGAAACAATTTTAGGAGGATTTGTAGCATGAATAAAGAAACAATGAAACAGGGTATGATTAAGGTTCTTAATATGTATGATATCCCTTGGGGTAATTCAGCCATTGACAAAATTATCAACACATGGGCAGATAACAAGGCACCTTTGATTGAGTTATTAAGACATCATCCGAATTGGAATGATGAAAAATGCTATGTAGCATTTGATCAGAACATCAAGGGACAGCCAGACGAGGAGAAAATTTACAGGTTCATTGATTGGATGATTAATGAGAGAAGATACACGGATGCTTTGGATGCATTGAGATATTACAGAGAACAGCTTTTGGATGAACAAATAGCTTCTTTAATTAAAGAATGCTATCCTGATATTAAAGGTATTTCAGCAGGTCAGAAAACCTCAAGAGCAGTGAAGAAAATCTGTACACTTATAGGTATTACTTCTGATACCTATTCAGATTTTGAAAAGAGGTATGCCAAATATTCAGATGCAATCAATCCTCTTGACGTTGTTCGGCACACTATCCTGTCAGTTAATCCAGTTGATTATCTGTTGTCCTCCAATGGAAACAGCTGGTCTTCCTGCCACACATTGGATAAAAATAATCCTAATGGGTTCTCAGGTTGCCATTGTTCTGGAACAATGAGTTATCTTCTTGATGGAACTACAATGGTTTACTATCAGGTTGATAAAGAGTATGACGGCAACGATTTAGAGTTCGAGCCGAAAATCATCCGTCAGTTATTCCATTATAAAGATGGAATCCTTGTACAGGGAAGACTCTACCCTCAGTGCAATGATGGTAAAAACTCACTGTACACTCCAATTAGAGCACAGCTTCAGAAAATCATCGCTGATTGTTTAGTGGCTCCTAACCTTTGGAGAAAGAAAGGCGGCACCTCTGCTTGTTGCTCAGTTATTAATTCTGAAGGTACCCACTACAGAGATTATGAGTGCCAGAGTGAGTGCTCAGTAAGTAAAATTATCAAAATGATTCCCAAGGGAAGAGTAGATAATAGGCATATGACAGTTGGACATGATATCTACTGTGTAAAATGTGGAGATTGGCATGATATGGAAAGTACACTTCTTTGTGAAGATTGCTATGATAATTATGACTACAGCGGCTCTCGAAGATGCTGTGATTGCGGTGATCGCTATGACGAAGATGAAATGTACTGTATCAATGGAGAATGGTATTGTAGTGGTTGTTCCACTTATTGTGATCACTGCGGTGAAAGAGTACCTAATTCGAGTATTCATTATTACGGGGAGTTAGATGAGGACATCTGTGATGAATGTATCTCTGAAGATTTTTCCACTTGTGACTGTTGTGGAAAGTTAACTAACAATGATGATTTGACTTATATTGAATCTACAGATGAAAATGTTTGTGGCAGATGCTTAGAGAACAAATATGCATATGTAGATACTGAAGATGAGTATTATCCCATTGAAAAAGTAAATACTTGCGTATGTGGACAAACTTACTTAATTGAAGAAGGTGACAAAGGACTTTGTCCAGATTGTGTAGAAGAGGAGACCGGAGATGAGTAAAAATAAATATAAAATTACAGAATTAGAAGAGATTTTGAGAATGAAACAGATGACTTTAAAGAATCACCTGGAAGCTAAGTTAGAAGCAGCAGGTTATGAGCCGTCATCAGAGGATGGATTCCTCTATGCTAAGGGAACTTTCCCAGTACTCTTAGTTGCTCATATGGATACAGTACATGAAGAATGTGTCCAGAAAATCAAATACACTGGAGCAATCATGTCTTCTCCTCAAGGGATTGGGGGAGACGACCGGTGTGGCATCTACGCTATCTTACAGATTATTAAAGATTTCAAGTGTTCTGTATTATTTACAGAGGACGAAGAAATTGGATGCGTAGGAGCTGAGAAGTTTGCTGTAAGTGACTACATAGTAAACAATGATATAAATTACATCATAGAAATTGATAGAAGAGGAACCAATGACTGTGTATTCTACTCTTGTGATAATCCAGATTTTGAAGAGTTCATAGAGTCTACGGGATATTTCAAAACAGCATGGGGTTCTGTGAGTGATATATCAACAATTGCTCCGGCACTTGGGGTAGCGGCAGTCAATTTATCCTCTGGATATTTTGATGAACATACTACAAGAGAAACAATTAATGTAGAAGCATTACTTTCTACAATTGAAGAAACAAAAAAGATTCTTGCTTTACCATGCGAGGAACCATTTGAGTACATTGAAGCTGCCTATGGTGGTTATGGAAACTGGTGGAGAGATTATGATGAAGAAGCATCACTTATTAGCACTGATTACACAACAGCTTATACAGATGATTGTACTTATATATTCTCGAAAGAGGAGAAGGCAAAGAAATTTTTCCATATTTATCTTCAGACTTACAGCGGAAATGAAATCTGTTGTGAAATCCTCGCAATAAATGAAATGGAAGCAATTGGTATGGCTTTAAGTCATTATCAGTATTATTCTGCTTGTGACATTATTGATATAAAATCACAGTAAAGGAGGAATGTTTATGCCAAAGTATATGATTGACCTCTAGCCCACTAAGAGGTTTTCATATAAATTACAACTGAATATAGAAAAATTACAACTGAATATGGTGAAACAAACA